TGGGGGCGGTAGTTTTGTGGGCGGCGAGGAAGCTGATGGCGGCGTGGGAAGTACCGGAGCCTATCGCGACGACGGTGTGGATACTTTTGGTGGTGGTATTTGCGGTCGCGTTGTTGCTGCGGGTGGTGCCAGGTGCGGTGCACATGTGAAGCGAGCGAACGCAGAGGCGTACACGGAGCGTTCGCTCGCGAAGTGGCTGGCGCAGGAGCGGAGGCGCGATGACGGTGCAGGAGCGGCGGGCGTGGATTCAATTCGCGGCGGCGGCGCTGACGGGAGCCAGGGGAGGAGTGCCGTTAGCGGCGCAGGCAGCGGACGAGATGCTGGAGGAGCTGCTCAAGCGGTGTCCCGAGATGCCGGGGGAACCGCGGGCACCGAATCGTAAGCCGCGGTGGCGGCGCGAGGCGAGGAAAGCGGAGAATGAAGCTCGAAGAGCGGCGAGCTTGGGAAAAGCGAGTCGGGTGGAAGGAACCACGGGAGAAGCGTGAGCCCCCTTGGTGGGCTCGGCCATGGGGAGTGCAATGGCCGAAGGAGAAGCCGCTCAAGCCTGAGCGGGTTAGCCTGGAGAGGATGAAGGAAGAGGAGTGGAAGAAAGACTCCTGAACCTCCCTGAGCACCCCCTTTCCCCCGAGCCAGCTTTGTGGCGTCCGTGCGGCCCTTGATCGTTGGGCGGCAAGCCCCCAGACCGCTCAGCGGGGTGTTCCTGTCTATCGACAGGCCCTAGAGGGCGCGGAGGTTCGAGTCACTTGCCTCGCTCCCGTCGCACCGAGGAATTAGGTGCCCTGATCTTCGCCGCGAGTCAAGGCCGTGGTATTAGCGGGCATGAAAAAGCTTCGCTGGGGCTCGAGAGGGCTCGAGCTGGAGGAGATGATCATGGGCGATCCGACGAAGGTACCCGATCCGAAGGAGCCGCCGCCCGAGAAGCCGGACGACGACGAGGAAGAGGAGAATGGCGAAAAAGCCTCGGCGGCCGGTGGTCGATCTTGAGTTGGCGGTCGATGCGGTGCTGCTGGCGTTCGAGCGGGCGACCGACGAGGAGATCGAGGCGGAATACCAGCGGATCCAGAAGGTGAGTGAAGATGGCGAAAAAGCCTCGGCCTAAGCCGCGGCCCAAGGGCTACTGATGCCCGAGATCGATCTCGAGCTGGGGGATTTCACCACCTACGGGCAGTACCTGGTCCTCGACATCACCGGGGGCACGATCCACCAGGGCGCCGGGCAGGGAGTGGTGGTGTCGCTGGGCAACGAGGTGTCGAACTACGATGCCGGCGGGGTGATCCAGGTCGGCGAGACGCTGCTTTTCCGCGACGGGACGCAGATCAAGCTCTCGAGCGGGCCGAAGGAGCTGGTGTTCGTCTCGCTGGGTAATGTTCTGGCGATCGTGGTCCCGCCCGCGGAGACTCCCGGGACGACGCCGGCCTGAGGTGCTGGGCTTCGTGGCTTTCCTGCTGGGTCTCGGGACGTTCATCGTGGCGTGCATTCTTCTCATAGGGGTGGTGGTCGACGTGCTCGAGAAGTGGAGGCACGGTGAATTCTGACCGATTCGAGGAGTTTCATCGTCGCCAGGCCGAGCTCGGGGCCTGCCGTTGCCCTGAGTGCCGGGGGAATGTAGGAGTTGCCACGGCGGCCGCCGACCTTCGAGCCCCTGGAACCGGCGTTGCGGACGGGCACCCCGGGGATCGGGCGGCGGCTGCCGCCCCTTACGCCCCTCTGGACCCCGACGACTCGCGCTGGTTCGCGCCGTTCGGGCCTACCCACGGGTATTCTGCCTGGGAGGACGCCTTCAAGCCCGGCTGGGCATCGTCTTATACGAAGCGATGGCCGCGCGATGCCATCTGAGGACGTTACGCTCGAGGAGCTCTCCCTCCAGATGGAGGCCAACGCTCGAGTGCTGGGGCTGATCCTGCTGCTTCTCGCCGGTTACCCCTTCCCGCGGACGATGATCGAGGAAGTCGCCAGCGCCTGCGGGGTGCATCTGGGGGATATCGAGTTCCCAGCCCACGGGGGCCACTGATGCGGTTCGTCGAGATTTGCCCGAGTCTCTGGGTGAACCCAGAGTACGTCCAGACGGTGGAGGACCATCGCGGCGGCGTCCGCCTGGTGATGAAGGACGGCGAGGCGTTCGAGGTGGAAGGGACCGCTGAAGAGATGGTCGAAAGGCTAGAGTCCGCTGGCCGCGGAGGCATCAGCCTGGTGAAGCGCAGTGCCTGACGAGGACGAGCTCCTTCGCGACGACCAGGCCCGCCAGGCGAGCCGCTGGCCGGTTTTGCCTGATCCGCCCGAGTTGACCGACGAGTTGGAGAACGAAGCACGCATCGTGCTCTTGGCTGGCTTCCCGGCGCAGTGGTCCTCGCGGATGCTCGAAGCGTGGGTCGGCGCCGTGGACAAGCTACGCGCGGAGCGACTCATGCTGCTCCGCAAGCTCGCGGAGGCGCTCGACGGTGTCGGATGAAGACGATCTCCTTCGCGACGACCAGGCCCGGCAAGCCGAGATCGCCAAGCAGATCCACATCCACCGCCGCCTCGCCGAAGTCGGCGCCTTCTCGCTGTTCGTCCCCAGCTCCTTCCAGCTGCCGTGGTTCCAGACCGAGAAGAAGGTGACGACCCTCATCAAGGGCAACCAGGTCGGCGGTACGACTTGCCTGGTGATCCGCATGCTCGCGGCGTGCCTGGGAACGTACCCACTCGCCATGGGCGGCATCGTTCCGCCCGACTGGGGTCAACTCCGAATTCGCGAGAAGCCGGGCATGTACCTGCTCATGGGGAAGAACTTCACCAAGACCATCCCCGACGTGATTCTTCCGAAGCTTCGGGAGTTCGTCGCGCCGAACATGCTGTCGAAGAAGCCCAAGAAGAACCAGATGAGCATCCCCTACGTCTTCTACTTCAAGTCGGGCGCCGAGCTGCATCTGGCTTCGTACGACCAGGACGCCGAGTCGTTCGAGGGCTCGCTCTGGAACGGCATCGGGTTCGACGAGCCGCCGACGCGCGAGATCTACATGGCCTGCCGCCGCGGAACGATGCGCACCCGCGGGTGGATCTTCTTCTGCATGACGCCGCTCAGGAACATGTGGGTTTTCGACGAGATCCATATGCCTGCGCAGGAGGGGAAGCTCCCCGACGTCGCCGCATTCGAGTGCCACAGCCACTCGAACTGCGTCGAGTGCAACCCGGGCGAAGGGCACATCCCTCACCACGAGCTGAACAACTTCTTCGCAGGCTTGACTCCAGCAGAGCGGAGGGCGCGAGAATTGGGTCTGCCGTTGGACTACTCGAACGTGAGATATGCGTTCGTGACTCGGGAGACACACGTCGTACCTAACCTCTGGTGAGATGATCGCGATGAACCTCGACGGCGGCATGATGAATCTCGACGCGCGGCAGTGGCCGCTCGTCGAATCTTGCGACCCGTCAATGACTCGCGGTCTCTACGTCACCTGGGCGCAAAAGGATCCTCGCACCGATCGCTGGTATGTCGTTTGGGCTGCGCACATCGAGGATGCAGCCGTTTCAGTGATGGCGGAGCAGGTAAAGCGAGAGCGGCGGTTCATCGGCAAAGAGCCGGACTTGGCGATAATGGATGCCAAAGGCGGGCGAGCGCGAGTTGATAAGGAACGGGATGAAGATTGGTTCGTGAGGTTTCGCCATCTTGGTCTCTATTATGTGCCGAATGACGAGCCCGCGCCGCTCGAGGAGCTTGACGAATGGCTGAGGCCGGTCTGGGACCCTGTCCTGGAGAAGATGGTATCGAAGCTGATGTTCACGGAGAGAGTGGCGGACTTGCCCCGGGGACCCTTGTGGGCACTGAACCGTTTTCAGTGGGACCCGCTCTCAATGAGCGCGAAACAGTTACTCGGCCAACCCGGGAAGGACTTCGTCGATACGTTAAAGTACATAGTCAACCAGAAGGCTATCAACCGGGGCCTCTCGAGTCGCGATCGAAATGGCGCCAAAAGGCGGGCGCAAAGCCGGCAGGCCAAAATGGCCGAAAGCTACGGCTTCGGAAAAAGCGCCGACCAAAGGCGGCCGGCGTCCCACCGCCCCCAGATCTGGGCTCCGCCTTCGTACCGGTAAGGAACTACGACTCGGTCGTTAACAAGCTCGCCGAGACTCAGAAGCTCCTGCAGCAGTCCGAAGGCCGGCTGGAGTTCATCTTCGGTAACCCGCACTTGGTCGCCCTGGCCCGCGGCGACCTATATCTAAGGAAGGAGGCCGTCGCGGCGTTCCAGGTGCCGCTCGGCTACTTCCTGTTCCATGTGATCCCCGACTGGGTCCGTGGGTCAGCGGCCCAGGCGGAACCGGTGGCGCCGTCGTCCACGCCGCCGGACGCGGAGCCCCGGGAGGCGTTGACTATTCCTCCAACGCCGTCCCCCCCTGCCGCGGTTGGTCCACCGCCGCAGGACCCGGGGCTCCGTAACACCGTCGTCGCCGTGGTCACCGCCCTGGCCGAGCTCGGACTCATCCAGGTGCCTCAGGCGGGCAGGCCGCAACTCCCGGTCGATCTCCATCCCGGCGCTGCTCCGACCGTCGTCGACAACCAGATCGCCGGGGCATGGGCTCCGCCTGCGAGACCGCCAGTCCTCGGCCCCCGCTCCGCCGTCCGCCAGGCCCTCTACACCCTGCTGGAGCGAAGTTAGACAAAGCCTGACGATCTAGGGTATTAGCCCCGCTAATGCCCGGGATGTTCGAGACCCCGAGGGACTACGAGGCGGCCCTCGTCCCCGGGTTAGCCGCCATCCTCTCCGACCTCGCCCCCTCGCCCGGCTGGCAGAAGCTCCAGCAGGAGTCGTCGCAGGGCATGCCGCCCGAGATCCCCGGCATGGTCGCCTCGCCCGAGGTGGTCATCGAGAAGCTCACCAACGACAAGATCATCACCCAGCACGCTAGCGACATCGACGAGTCCTCGACCGCGCGTCAAGAGCGGGAAAACGAGTGGCGCGTCTCCGCCGACCTCTACAACAACTACGGCGACGATTCCGGCAAGGCAGCGTGGCAGGCGCGCGTCTTCGTCCCCCAGATCTACAACAAGATCCAGATGGCGAAGTCGCTGGTCAAGGCTTCGCTCCTCGAGAACCCGCGGTGGTTCTCGCTCGAGCAGCTCCCGGCGTGGAGTGCCGACACCGCCAACGTGAAGTTCGTCGAGCATGTGCTGGGCGTCGTCCTCGAGAGTGCCGACTTCGTCGAGGAGTACATGAAGTGCCTCGAGGAAGGGTTCCTCTACGGCACCGGGTGCATCAAGTTGACCTGGGAGCAGTGGGTCGAGCGGTCTCCGGAGATGATCGAGGTCCCGCTCTACGAGGACCCCCAGCAGATGCAGATGGCTCAGATGATGGGCCAGCCCACGACCCGGCCGCTCATCTCGTCGTCGCCGCATCCGAGGTCGTCGCTCCGCGCTTACCAGGTGCCCATCTGGAACATCTACCCCGACCCGTTCCACGAGGACTACCGCCGCGGGCGTTACATCATCGAAGAGCTGATGGTCGACCAGGAGGAGATCGAGGACGGCATCAGACTCGGGCGGTATAATTGTCTTGACGACATCAAGGATATCGGCGAGCCGGCGAGCACTACCTACGAGTTCGAGCGCCGGCAGCGGGAGGGCCGGCAAACGTCGCTCGGCCGCCGCGGCCCCCGCAAGCAGCACCTTCTCCAGATCCGCTACGGCAACTTCTACGACGACGACGGCCAGATGCTCGTCGAGAACTGGGTTTCCATCGTAGCGAACAAGAAGAAGGTCATCGCCCTCGACTCCAACCCGTCCATGACCGGGTCGCGTCCGTACATCCTTTCGACACCCCTGCCGATGCGCGGATCGCCCTGGGGCCGGGAGATCATCTACGCCGCCAAGCCGCTCCAGGTGGTGCTGAACAGCATCTACAACCTGATGATTGACTCGACGACTTACGGGGTCATCCCGGCGTGCACGGTCAACAAGAACAAGCTCGACCCCGACGAGGATTTCGATGCGTTGACGCCTGGCGCCGTCTACCACGTGACCGGCGACGGAGCGATTCAGCCGCTGAAGATCGCGACCACGCCCAACGAAGCGATGCCCATGATCCAGAGCTTCGAGGCGAAGATCGACGAGTCGACCATGATGTACGGCACGCTCGCCGGCGAGCCCCCGCTCAAGGGCCGCGCCACCGCGACGCAGTACCGCGGCGAAGTCTCGCAGGGCCGTGCTGCGGCGTCGATCCTCGCCCACGGCCTCGAGAAGCGCGACCTCGAGCCCGCCGTGCAGCTCGCCTACGAGAACATCCTCCAGTACTTGTCGGACATCAGCGAGCCGCGCCTGCAGGAGGCGTTCTCGACGTTCATGGGACCGTCGACGTTCCTCGACGAGTGGAACCGCTACAAGCTCCTGAACACCAAGTTCCAAGTCAGAGCCCGCGGGTTGTCCATGCAGCTGGAGCGAGAGGAGCAGCTGCAGAAGCTCATGCAGCTATCGACGACCGCGCAAATGTTGCAGCTCCCGTTCGATATTCAAGCCAAGATTTTCTTCCGCTCGGCGGAGGCCATGAACATCGACCCGCGGGAGTTGAATGCGCCTGCTGACGAGGCTGGGTGGCAAGCCTTCACGCAGCAGATGATGGCGCAGCAACAGGCTACCGGGGGGGGACAGCAAGGAGGCGCATCTGCCGCGTCGCCGGAGCCGCCGAGCTCGCCGCCTGCCCCCCCCGGTCCCCCGAACCAAGCGACGCTGGGGAATCAGGTGACGGCCATGTCCGGGCCGCCAGCCGCCGGAGGCTGAGATGTCGGTCACGCCGAATCAGAGGCAGTACGGGTCGACGTCCATCATCCGGGTGGCGACCACCTTCACCGGCGCGGCGCAGGGCACCGTCTGGACGCCCGGCGCTGGGAAACGGATCATCTTGAAAGGCTGCGCCCTCCGGGCTCGCGTCACCACGGCACTCGTCGGGGCGACTCCCGGCGACGCGATCTGCCTGCTCGACAACGCCGTTGCGACGCCGCTCGTCTCCATCGGGGTCATCACCGCGGCGACCGACGCCCCGGGCGCCGTGCAGTACGGCTTGACCGAGTTCGACTTCGATCTGGGCTACCCGCTCGCGGCCGTGAACAACGTGCTCAAGGTGTCCACCCTGGCCACCATCGGTGCCGGTGTGATCGCGGTGGAAGGGTTCGTCTGGGGCGATGAAAGCTAGGCTGGCACTAGCTTTCCTGGCTTTCGCCGCCAGCGCCGACGCCCAGCCGCTCACGACCTACACGCGCCGGACCGTCGGGACGACCGTTCCCTACGGGCAAGTCTCCTGCACCTCGGTCTCTGGCACCCTGGTCGCCACCAACGTCGGCGCCTGGGACCGACTCTCCATCCTTATAAAGAACATCGAGTCGAGCGGGGGCGCCGGCGTCTACATCTGCCCCGGCTCGGCTACCTGCACCGCGGCTACCGGCTTCGAGCTCGAGGCCCGCGAAGGTCTCTGGCTCGACTGGTCGACCAATGGACCCATCTCATGCATCACCGCCGCCGGCACTGCCGTCGTCTCCTATATCGAGGAGCGGGGCTAGCCCTCCTCGCCCCGCTGCTGCTCGGGTCGGGCCTGATCAGCGGAGGTGGCGGAGGTGGCGGCACGCCGGGGACGGGCGACATCGAGCAGGTGTTCTCGTGCACGACCGGGCCGTGCACCAACATCACCGTCGACACCGGCCAGTCGCTCGGCGTCACGGGCTCGGGGACCATCGCGGCCACGACGGCAGTCGCCTTGGCTGCGAACCCGACCGACTGCGCCGTGAACACCTTCGCCAACGCCATCGCGGCCAACGGCAATCTGACCTGCGCCGCCGCGACGGTGGGGGATGCCGACGACGACGCCACCACCAAGGGTGTCGTCACGTTCTTGAACTCCGAGTTCGACTGCGTCGCCGGCCTCTGCAACCACGCGACTGGCGGCATCACCGACTCGATGCTCGCCAACAACTACTCGGGAGTTGGGGCCTGCGCGGCGAATACCTGGGCCAGTACGCTGAACGACAACGCAGCTCCCACCTGTACGCAGCCAGCTTTCACGAACATCTCGGGATCGGTCACCGACGCTCAAGTCCCGAACACGATCACCGTAGACTTGGCAACCGTTGCGACAACTGCGAACGCTGGCGATTCGGCCACGGCGTTCTTCACCGTGGGCGAGCTCGAGCGGACGCTCATGCCCGCCGCCTCGGGCGACTGCGCCGCAAGTAACTGGGCGAAAGGCATCGACGCCGATCTCGTGCTCGACTGCTCGCAGCCTGCATTCACCAACATCTCGGGCTCGGTGACCGATGCTCAGGTGCCCGACTCGATCACCGTCACGCTAGCCGCCACGGCCACGGCGCTGGCCGCAGACCCTACCGACTGCACGGCGAACCAGTACGCGAATGCCATCGCTGCGAGCGGGAACCTGACGTGCTCGGCGGTCAACTTCTCGCAACTCGCCGGCACGGCGTCCGCCGCTCAGATCCCCGCGGCCACCGCCGACTGCGCCGCGGGCATGTTTGCCAAGGGGATCGACGCCGGCATGGTGCTGGACTGCGCGACCCCAGCCGGCGGCGCGGCTAGCAACAGCTTCGAGACCTGGTCGACCCCTGCGGGGACTTCGCCCGTCGCCGACTCCGCGACCGATACGATCACGCTGACCGCCGGCACCGGGATGACCATCACCGGCTCGGCCGGGACCGATACCGTCGCCTTCGGCTTGAGCGGTATCACCGATGCGAGCCTTGCCAGCAATTACTCCGGTGTGGGCGCCTGCGCCGCGAACAGCTGGGCATCGACGCTCAACGACAACGCTGCCCCTACTTGCACGCAGCCGGCCTTCAGCAACATCTCGGGCAGCGTCACGGACGCTCAGGTCCCCGACGGTATCACGGTTACTCTCGCCGCGACGGCCACCGCACTCGCTGCCGATCCCAGCGACTGCTCGGCCAACCAGTTCGCCAACGCCATCGTCGCCTCGGGGAACCTCACCTGCGCGCAGCCGAACTTCACCGACCTCGCGGGTACTGCGAGTGCCGCCCAGGAGCCGCTGGCGACGCTGCTGGCCGGGCGATCGGGCACCGGCAACGACACCACCCTTTCCACCTCGGCCGACGGTACGCTCTACGGTTCGACCACCACCGCCATGGATCTCGTCCTCCGCGCCAACTCCGCCGATACCACCACGGGCGAGGTACTCGTGAACGCACCTCTCATCCGGACGCCGGGGCTTCTTCAGTTCGATCCCGACTCCAGCCTGGCCAGATCGTTCATCACCTACTTCGACGGCACCGAGACATTCTCGGGCACGACGCTGATGAACGAGACGACGAACGGCACCTACACGATGAACAACTCCAACTCGTCGTTCGGCGCATTTCTGACTTCGGGTACCGTCGTTCTCGACTATACCGTCGCCCCAACCTTCGCATCGAGCTTCTTCTTCGCCGGTCCGAAGGTCCGAGCGTCTACCGCCATCACTTCGCGTCTCTTCCGACCATTCGTCGCGGCCCCGGGCTTCGACGCCAACGCGGCGACTCTCACGCTGACCGATAACGGTATGTTCGAAGCGATCCCGGTTTACACCATCACGTCGGCCGGCGTGATCGCGGGTAGCCAGCGTGGGTTCTACTCAGCAGCGACGGTAGGCGCGAGCGCGACTCTCCCGCAGTGGCGCGATTTCGTTGCGGCGGATACCGCCGGTGCGGGTACGGTCACGACTCACGTCGGGGTCGATGTCGAGGCACTCTCGGATGCGACTACCAGCATCGGCATCCGCAACGCTTCGACGACCGTCTACACCAATACCAACCAGGCGGTCACTGCGGTGACCGACACCATCGTCTGCAACTCGACCTACAAGACCATCACCCTTCCGAGCGGCAGCATGAGTCTCACTTCCAACCCGTCGATCGCCAACGGGCAGACCGGGCAGATCTGCATCCTCCAGAACGTCGGAGCGAACGTCCTCACCCTGACCGATGCCACCAAGGGCTTGAACCTCGCTGCCGCTACCCGAGCACTCAGCAGTGACGATACGCTCACGCTCATGTACGGCGGCGCCGCCGCCGACTGGGTCGAGATCGCCTGGGCGGACAACTGAGCGCTTGATTAGGGGCGCTACTTCTGGCAAGGGGGAGCCAGAAGCATGCCTACTGACAAGTCGTTCCGCTCGGTCCAGGGGGGCTCGACCCCCACCCAGAAGGGCGCCGAGTACGCCATCAAGCGGTACCCGGTAACCAAGCCCCACGAGACCGCGGACGCCCCCAAGGGCCAGGCCCGCTCACCGAAGCCGGTGCACTTGGGCGCTTCTCGGGGCGTCGGGGCCGGTGGGGCCAAGGTGAGCGGGTCCCACAACACCTCGTCGCATTCCCGGGCCTGGGGGTTGAAGGGCTCGAAGTGACGCACGAGCAGCGCTCGCGGATCCTCGAGGCCGCGGAGGATGTGGCCGCTTCCTCCTGGCTCGAAGCCGCCGAGGCGCTACTCGCCCAGCAGGAGTCGCAGCCCCGGACCGACCTCCTCGGGTCGTACCTCGACCGCGGCGAGGCCCGCCGGCACATCCGCGCCATCGCCAAGATCCGGGCTGCCCTCCAGGCCGAGCCGAACTTGAAGAGGAAGGTCCCCTATCTCCGCTCGGACGACCCGCTCGTTCGCCGCATGCGCCGGGCGGAACTGCTCTGCCCCAAGGGCTGGCGCGAGGGCATCAGGAAGAAGCTCGTCGAGCTCGCCGACGCCGCCGAGCGGAAATACCTCGAGAGCGACGGCGTCCCGAACGACGACGACATCGTCCTCTCGCTCGAGGTCCGGGCCTTCGTCTCCGAGCTCGACTGGATCGCCACCCGCGGGGAGAGCGCGCACCGCGAATTCTCCCGCCGCTCGCTGAAAGTGATGTCGCATGGCTGAAGAGCAGCAGGCCCCATCGATCGAGCAGATGATCGCGCAGCTCGGGGGCCAGGTTTCCCAGCTAGCCCAGAGTCAGGCCGCGCAAGCGCAGACTCTTCGCCAGCTCGCGCAGGGAACTCAGGTCGCCGCGACCGCAGCACAGCGCGCCGCCCAGGCCGCGCAGCCGCAGCCGAACCCCGACCAGTACTCGCGCCTGAACGAGGAGTATCTCAAGACTCTCGCCAACGATCCCATCGGCCTCCGGAACGCGGAGAAGGCGCAGATCGCCAACGAGATCGCACTCCAGCTCAGGCAGGAGATGGCCGCCAACATCTCCGAGGCCGAGCGCCGGCGCCACGCCGAGGAGCTCGAGCGCAGCATCTACCAGCAGAACCCCCAGCTCCTCTCCGAAGGCCCGTACCTGCAGTTTTACCTCGAGCACCTGAACCGCTCGCCGGGGAGTGCCGGGATGCCCATCGAAGCCAAGGTCCAGCAGGCCATCCAGTGGGCATACGAGAACAAGGCCGACCGCGAGAAGGAGATCATCCAGTCGCACGAGCGCTCCAAGCGCGACATCGCGCGGGCATCGACTCCGGGCGGCGGATCGTACCGCGACCCGTCCTCTGGCGATGCGGCAGTCGAAGGCTCGCCCGAGGAGGCGAATCAGAAACGCTTCGAGGTGCTGCAGGGCAAGCGTCAAGCAGCGATGGGGGGTGGCCGCTACATCAAGTAGCGCCACCACGGGATCGGCGTCCCTTCTTAAGAACCTTAGTGGCAGAGGAAAACAGAGCCATGAGTGGCTGGGCAACTCTGGGCACAGAACGAATACGGGGGCTACTGGTCAAACCAAGAGCTCTCGCTCGACATGCACATCCAGGCGCAACCTATTATGCGCTTCAGACAGTTTTGCGACCGCGATAGCAGTTTCGGTGCCAATCGCGGTGATACGTTGTTGTTCAACAAATTTCTCAATGTAGACACTGAAGGCGGACCACTCGACGAGAACCTGCCCTTCCCGAAGACCGGGTTCAAAACCAACCAGTCGGCGGCAATCGCAACGGAGTACGGCAACTCGATTCCGTACACCGAAAAGCTCGAGCGCCTATCCAAGTTCGACACGCAGAACGCCCACAACCGGGCCATCATCAACGACGTCGGGAAGGTCCTGAACCGGGGCGCCGCGACGGAGTTCCGACGCACGCGCGTCAAGGCAACGCCGGTCGGCACGGCCGGCACGCCAACGGTCAAGTTCGAGCTCCGCGCCGCGAGCGACGTACTCTGCGCGACCGCCGCGACTCGCGCGGCCCAGGTCGAAGACATCCTGACCGTCATCGAGGCGATGAAGTCGGGCGTCTACACGTCGAGCGACACCGGCACGACAGTGGCGACGCTCTCGCCCGTGCCGCCCTACGACGACGACGGCAACTACATCTGCGTCTGCAGCGTAGGCTTCGCGTCGAGCATTCGGCGCGATAGCGACTTCATCAATGCTGCGCTTTACGGTGACCCTGAGCGTTTATTCGCAGGTGAAATTGGGAGATTTCACGGCGTCCGGTTCATCGAGGACAACCACATCCTCAACAACACCATCACCGGCTTCCGCGGCGAGGCAGTCTTCTTCGGCGCCGAAGCCGTCAAGGAGATCGTCGTACTGATGGAGGAGATCCGACGCGGCGTGCCCATGGATGGCGGACGCGACCGCAGCTTCTACTGGTACGCGATCCTCGGTTTCAAACTCATCTGGGAGGCGCACGCGACCAACGAGCCGGACAACCGGATCGTGCACTTCACCTCCTCGTCGATCACTGCGTGAGGGGAGGAGGACATCATGGCAAACGAACTGCAATTCATTCTCGATACGCCGGTCGCCTTCGCCACGGCACTCGCCGCCGCGGCATACGACGCGACCACCGGAACGGTGATCGGGTCGACTGCGAGCAATGGCACGATCATCTACCAGCGCTGCTCCGGCGCCTGCGGGCTCCAGATCAAGCACGTCGGCTTCGTCGTTACGGTGGCTGTCACCGGCGGCACCGCCGTCGTACTCACCTGCTACGTCAACCCCACGGTGGGCTCGGTGACGTCGCGCCGCACGGTCGGAACCATCTCGATCGCCAGCGGCACCGCCATCGGTGACGTCGTCTACGGCACCTTCGGCGACGACGACATCAACGTGAACCCGGGCGAAGAGGTCACCGTCGAGCTGACGACCAAGGCGACCACCGCGGGCGCGGGTTACGTCAGCGCCGCGTTCAACTGCTTCCACGTCGGCCCGACCTCGGGCGGTACGGCGACGGCACCGAAGACCACCACCAAGCCGTACGGCACGACCAAGGTCGGCTCGGTCAAGCTCGTGACGAGCGGCAGCACGGGGAACTAATGAAGGAAGGACTTCCGCCCGCGACATTCCGTAGCGGGCAGGACAGGAAGACAACGCTCGCGAAGCGTCGTGCGAAGGGTGTCGAGTCGGCGCGGTACGAGGACGGCATCTGCGGCGGTCCGAAGCCGGCCGACACCTTCGCCGGGCGTACTCGCTCGCTGGAAGGGTCGGTCAAGAGTGCCAAAATCACCGAGCAGCCGTCGAACCAAGATCGCTACGGGGCGAACCGCGAAGCCATCAAGAGGATCAGGCCCTTCGGTAAGCCCGTC